TTCTTCATATAGTTTTCCTTAGCATAAATTGCCTTGTATGCAGTGTCTCTGAGTGACCGGCTGACTCTTATGGAATTATTATCTCTCATGTACCTTCTGATTTCTCCGATAATCATAGGGATGATGGTTGGAACGCGAGAAAGTACCTATTAATATATGCTAAAATGTATGTCTATGTCATCGCCTGTGATAACTACCTTTTCAACACACTCTTTTAGCACCTTGTTTTTCTCGGAATCCGTCAGTGTATCCCACACGTTGGACATCTCTTTTATTTTCTCTATTTTTTCTCCCCGTCCAGCTTTCTCCCGGATGTCTTCTGCCTTTAGTTCTTCCCGTAGGTTTTTTAGTGTTTTTTCTTCTGCCTGGATAACATCCAAAAGCGTATCTGTACCGGAACTACCGCTTGCATACAATGTGTATAGGCGTTTCAGTTTTGCTTCGCTTAGTGATATCTCTTTTTCTATCATCTTCCTAGTGCTTTCAGATTCATTCTCTTTTTCTTCGACATTAACGATAAATCGTTTAAAACAGTCCTCTACTTCTTTTTCTACCACATCTGCCCTCACCTTTTTATTCTTGCAAGGGTTCCCTGTCTTAGATATATGCTCTTTTTCCTTGTACTGTGAGTAACATACTATCTTGGTGTACTTTCCCCACTTCTGCATACGCATTTTAGTACCGCATTTTCCGCAATAGCACAACCCGGTAAGCATATGCTTGTTGCTTACATAAGCATTTGTGGATCTCTTTTTTATCTCTTCCTGTACTTCGCAAAATAGTTTTTCGTCTATGATCGGTTCGTGTAAACCTTGGTATACTCTTCCTTTGTACTGTATCTTACCTACATAGGTTATTCTACGAATAATGTTCGATACAAGCTTTTCCGAATGCATCCCGAGAATTTTTTGAATCCTATCACACGAATACCCGTCCCGGAACATCTGAAAAATAGCTTTTACCTTTTCCGCTTCTTCCGGGATAATATGTAATATCCCATCGTTCCTGTCGTACCTATATCCATAAGGTATCGTACCGCCACCCATCCACAGTCCACGCTTTACACGTTCCACCATCCCGGCTCTTGTACGCATATAGATAACCTCACGCTCATACTGTCCCATGACAGCATTAACGCCCAACATCACACGATCCATCGGTGTCTCATTCCGTAAGTCCTCTGTAGCTGATACCACCTCTACATTGTATTTTGGTAAAAGTTTACTCACAAGCGTAAGAGTATCTACAACATCACGGCTCATTCTATCAAGCTTATAGATGTATACTGCCTGTATTTCTCCGGCTTCTGCATCTTCCAGAAGTTTCTGTATGTTCGGCCTTTGGATATTGCTCCCTGAATATCCCCCGTCCACATACCATCTGGCTATCTTCACGCCCCTTTTCTTGGCAAGTTCCTTTATCTTGTCTTCTTGGACATCAAGACCATACTTTTCGGTCTGTGCTTCTGTAGACACTCTCATATAACCTACATTTAATTTTTTCATGTCAATTCTCCTTTCAATTTAAAAAAAAGAATTGACCAAGATTCTATCAAGGTCAATTCTAAAATATCACTTATTTTTTGTCAACTTTTCTGAAAGAATCCTTTTTACCGCCTTGTTATGGATTTCATAATTCGAAAGTTCTTCTTTTGTCACCTGTTTGCCGTTCACAAAGATTCTTACCATCCGCATCACTCCTTTTCGGTAGTATTCCCGTGTTTGTTCCTTTTTATTCCGAATAGCCTTTCTGCCATCTTTCCATCGTCATGTTCTCCCCAAAGTATCCACCTATACATTTCATCCAAGACTTTCCTCCGATACCCCTGGAAGTCTTTTCGTGCAATCGGTATCCAGTAACGCTTACTTATATAGTCGTATCCTATTCCCGTGATAAGCGAGAAGAACAATATCCCCGATAAGTCATTATTTGCATTCTGACACCATTTCAGTAATTCAAGTTGATCGTTTCCACGCATCCTCTGGCATTCGTTCAACATCTTTTTTTCGTCCTCTTCGCTTATGTAGTAGATGTCTTTATGTGCCCCTCTCAGATATTTGTCTCTTACTCCGGCCATTAATCAATCCCTTCCTTTTCGCATATCCTAATACATCACTTTTGACCAAATAGTAGTTTTTCTTTCTTTTTACCGTCTTCTCCTTTGTTTTTTCTTCCAACACATTCACCATTAAGCGCATCCTCTAGCAATTCTGTCATAGATCTTTTTCTTAGTCCAATTCTACAAGGTTTTACTACCTTTAATTCCCACCCCATCACATTTGTATCATCTATCGGCGTTGGATTTTGGAATTCATCTTCTGTCTCTTTCATGTACGGGACAGCTACCATAATTCCCCAATATTTAGATGATTCCGGGTTGCATTGGTGTAAGTGTTCATCAAACTTACCGTTTTGTAAATCTGGTAGCAAGTCTTTGTAGCACTCCATCGTAGTTACTATATAGTTCTTTTCTCCATAGAAATTCAGTCCATTCCCGCTATAAACATCTTCCTTGCAACTTTTAATTTCATAACAAGTAAATATTCCTTTTTCCACCCCGGATATAGACATTTGATCTCCGGGTGAAAACTGCATATAATCCACGCGTTTCGCCTTGGATGTCCACGGGTCAATACTCACTTCTTTTGCATAATGTTTTCCAAAAACGTTTAGTTTGGTGCGTTCAAGGGTATGCGACAGAAAAAGTGTAATTTCTTTTCTATTCATTTTCATCCTCCTTTACATAATCCGGGCATTCTTCCATGTATTCATCAGTTCCATGATGCTTCCGGTTCGGCTTCGACCTCGACATCATCATCGTACATCTCCATAATATCTGTGATATCACAGAACGCTCGATCTAACCGCATCATGAAAATGTCAAATTCATCTATGGATCTTAATGAATTGATATCAAGTTCGCTTTTGAATCTCATGATACAGAATCTATTGCTTTTCGATTCGTACAAATGAATTACCTTTGTCAGTTTCTCATCCTCTTCGCATTTGAAAACCAAATCACAAAATCTTCCTCCGAATATGTTATCTCTTATATGCACATCTACTTCTGCCGTCACGTTCTGATATCGTGGTTCATCATCTGTGTAGACTTCAAGGTCAGATGTATCAAGATTCTTGCTGACATATTCCTTGTATTTCTCGAATACATCTTCCAAGCTGATTACATCTTTGTCCGGCTCTGTCATAAGGCTCTTGAAGTTTCCTAAGATTTCTTTGTTGTCAATTAGGTTTGTGCTGTTAATGATTTCTGTAAGAACTGTATCAAGTTTTACTGTATATTCGTCAAGATTTACTCTTTCGATTGTCGGTGTCATTACTTCTTTTACTTTTTCATCGATAACCTTTTTTGCATCACCATTCCATATGAACTGTTCTTCGATACTGCTTTTCAGCGCTTTAGTCACGGCATCAGACACAAGCTCTTCAACTGTTCCGTCATTCAATTTATCTGTTACTGCTTTCACTATTCTTTCTTCAAATGTACTCATAATTCGTTCCTTTCTCCCTGGCCATCTATTCATCTTTATCTTCAAGTGCCATCTCACTGAATCTCTTCAAAACATCTGGAATATTCATTCTCTCAATTGTTTCTTTCGCAAGATTCTCTTTCAATTTCTGTTCCAGTGACTTCACAAGACTTTCTTCCACTTCTCTTTTTGCAGTAGCAATCATATTTTCTACTTTTGTGCCAAGTTCTTTTTCCAAATATTGTCTCGTAATAAGATCGGCAGCCGATAATTTTCTGTCACTAGAAAAACTTGCAATGCATCCATCTCTATCGTATCTCTTTTCTGTAAGGAACAATTCAAACCTTTCTCCTACATACTCGGACAGAGGTTTATACGTTACCTCTTCACTCCAAGTGTTCTTCTTTTCCGGAATAATAATCTTTCCAATCTTCTCCTCACACACATTCGCAACGAACTGGTCTACGGTTGCCTGTATCGTTCCTTCTGCTTCAAGAATCTTTTCTGCGATTTTATCATCAACTGCTTCCACAGCTTTTGCCATTGCTTCTGGACCCCAAGCGACAGCTACACGTTTCGGCTCTTTCTTCTTCGTATTCTTTCCCCTCTTCATACTGGAAATCTCTGCAAGTCATATCTTTATTGAATCCTTTATAAGCTTTTATTACTTCTCCCACTTTTGTTCCTCCTAAAATTAAATTTCTTCTTTTTCTCTTTCTTTTTTCTTAACCACTCCGCAAGATATTCCTCTTGCTCTTTGTCTTCCAGTTCCTGTCTTGTCACAAAGTCACCTCCGAACATCGTTCTTTTTTGCTACGTCTTACTATTCTCCGCTTTTTCTTTGTTTCTCCAGGTAATTCAGCTTTAGCACTCGCCCAACTACAGTCTGCCAAAGGACAGATAAAACAGTTTGGATAAGTGCATCCATCCGGTTTTGCCATGTTTATTCCTCCTATGTGATAAGTTTTCTCTCTAAATCGTTCATGTCATAGTTCCGGCCATCGAAATTATTGAATCCTTTTTTCTCCTGTCCGCTGTCTTCGTATTGTCCCTCAAAAACTTTTGTGAAGTTGTTCGGTAACACAAACCAGTCGAATGTTATCTTCCAGTTTTTCACTTTTCCTTGTAAGTACTTACTTTTCTTCACATTGTCCACTGCTTTCAAGACATCATCCAAACCGTTGCTTTCCAACCTCGCTTGTAAGTTCTGATATCTCTTCGAAGTCTTTTCTATCTTCTTTACAGGTTTTATCCCGTATCTTTCCAAATCGTTCCAGGCTTTTATGACAGCTTCAACAGATCCATTGTCTCTTTCCGGCTTTTCTTCCTGTCTGGTCGGCTTATCTTTTTTTTCATTCTTCTGTTCGGTCTGGTATCTTGCATAGTTATTCACCGTATATACGGTATATCGGTTTGTGGTTTTACATGTAATCTCACCTGTTTTTCTCAAATGTGAAAGTGCTGTCCTCAGTTCGCTCTCAGACAGCCCTGTTTCTTTCGAAAGAACGGATGTAGAAGAGACAAATGATCCTCTTTTAATCTCTTCTCCTCTGAAGCTTGCATCTTTCCAGTTGGCTTTTAACAACATGTGCAAGAATAACCGACACGTCTTTATATCTGGATACCAGTCCCATTCCAGTATTTTTCTGCTAAGTTTTACGTAATTCTCGCTCACACCTCTTCAATATCCACCTCAATTCTCGGATTTTTCTTATCAACATAGAATTCATCCGTGAATCCCACTATGTTTTTCCATCCATCGTCCTGTAAGACTTTGGTATCTACTAATGCATCTTGGATACACTTTCGCCCAAATGCGCTCACATTATCCAAATCCCGTCTCTTGTCCGGCTCATACCATCGGTAGTGCATCCGTACCTTTCTTGTTATTCGCAATCTTCCGAATTGCTCATATATAGCTTGCATCACACGGGATTCATTATCTTTCTTCATATCCGCTCCTTTATACCTGTTGGTATTCAGTGCCCGGATATAATCATTCATGTTATTCAGCTTGCCTTTCACCATCAAAATGTAATGCATTGTAATCCCTACCTATCTTTTTCCAACTCTCAAACGTCTGCTTCATGCAGAGCCGTTTATACTGGATCGCTCTGGCTCTATGTAATTCTTTCCCAATGTATTCATGGAATGCTTTTTCATCTACCGGATCACCCGGAATCGGTCTGAATACGCCATCTCCAATATTCACAATACAGTCACCATTGTTATTCGCATGCTCTATCATTCTTCGAAAGATTCTATCAACATTCATGTTGCACGGACGTTGTATTGCGTTTCTATGTCCATCCGGTATTCGAATAAAATAGCTTTCTGCCGTCTCTCTATTCTTTCCCAAACGCTTTTTCTCCTTTCTGCCGGAGTGTGGCTTCTCCGGCCGTGATACAATATCTTGTGCTGTGCATATCGAATGGGTGAGATGATATGCGTTAGAACCTGTTAATAGTTCCATTTTTGCCACATGAATCTATATTTATTTAGTTACAACCTGTTCTTTCCGAACACCTGTATGAACTCTTCTCTTGTCCCGTAGTGTTCCTCAAAATATCTCTGTGCCATCTGCTTAAGTTTTAAGTCCAATCCCTTGTTCGGGTTCTCATGTACGCTTTCTGGTGTAAATTCGTGTAAATGTGGTGCTAACGGAATCACAAACCCGTATTCTTCCGATTTTTTTCTGTACGGACCATAGAAAATGTGGTGTCTGTGGCAGTTTGGACTTCCTGTAAAGTAGCAGTGCTCCATATCGTCAGTGAATACACTTTTAAGTCTTTTCGCCAATCTTCATACCCCATCTTTCTTTCATTTCGCTGATTTGGTTCGGTGTCATAGTCTCTATGCCAAGTTCTTTTGCTTCGTACACAGTCCCGTCAATCAGTTTTGCCATTTCATCGGTATCGTAAGTATGTGAACCTCGCATTACTAGATTCACCCGGAATACTTTTCCTTTCTGATTGGTGGTTGTCTTAGATGTAGGTTGCAGATGAACAAATTCCACATTGTATGCGTCTATATCATCGTCCAATGGGAGTGGAACTAATGCACCGTTAATGGTTTCGTACTGTCCGTATTCCGCTATCAGCTTATTCTTTATGTACACCTTACTGTTTCCGGTCACATCTGCAATTTTTCCAACCAGTACATGAAAGTAAGAGTTTGCATCGAGACTTCTTTTTTTCTTGTATGCCTTAATTGTTATTGCAATCTGCTTACCTCTAAGGTTCTCAAATGCCTGTCTTGCATCTTCATTTAGCGTTAGGCTGGCTTTTTGCTTATTGGTGGCAAAATCCACCGCTAAGCTATCAAAAGTCCCTGTATAGTCCATTTACACACCAAACATCTTTCTGGCTTCTTCCTGATTATCACGGAACCACCCGTACTGCTGTTGCGTCAGATCTTCAATCTTCTGTGCACTGTATCCGGCTATAGCCTTTACTTCATCAATTTTGTTTTTTTCAAATATCTTCCGAAGTTCTTTTATCTGCCCTTGTGTAATCTTTCCGTCATTAGCTTTCTGTTCTTTCTTTCCACCGCTCTTTTTATCGGCTCCCGTCTGCTGTGCGTATTCGTTCGTGTCATGATCCTTTACATCATCCAGAAGAAATAATGCGTTCATGGCGTACTTTCTGGCGTAGCTTGATGCGGATCCCGTAACCTGTGATTCGTCCATCTTCGGTTTCGTCTCCGGCTCCCGTGCATACGCCGGAACAGATATTTCTCCACCATTTTCGCAGTCGATAAATGTTGCTGTCGATTTCACGTATACTCTTCCGGCTATCTCCACGATTTCATCTTTCAGCGTAAGAGATACATTGTATTCCCTTGAATATTTCTTGAACTCATTCAAGATACTCTCTGCGCTTCTGTAATCGTATCCACCAAAATCGTTATGTTTGTCTTTCGGTACATCCATTCTTGTCTGGATCTCGGAAAGCTTCTCTGTGATATCAAGTTCACGTTTGCTCTTTTCTTCTGCCATTACACATCTTTCCTTTCAAAGTAAACGCCTAGAGAAGTTAATGCCATTTCAATCTCTTCCAGTTCTGCATCCGTAGCCTTAACCGTAAATACTACCGTCTTCGAATCTTCCGTGGTGAGTTCCGCTGCTTTCACTTCGTCCACCGTCTTGATCTTGTCGATGACTTTCTGTTCCGCTTCTGTCTTAAGTCTTTCCTCTTCACGGATTCTGGCACGCTCTTCTTCTCTTACACGCTCACGCTCTCTTTCGAGTTCACGATCACGTCTTTGCTGTTCCTCTTTCTCTTTTCTCCGTAAGATTTCCGCTTTTTCCTGTTCGTAGCGGTTAATAATCTGGATAGCAAGAGCAAGGTTGTTGTTCTCCATGTACAGGTTCAACGCCTGTTCCTCTTTTTCAGACTTCATAGCCTTAATGGTTGTAATATCCTGTCTGGTCTGCATAACCTTTAGGTTTATCTCTTCCCGGATAGATTTCATTGTGGTGGATGCATTTGTCCACTTCTCACCGTAGATTTTTTCCAACGGCATGTAGTCATGCAGTTCTTCTTCCACCAATTCGTTGTAAAGCTTCTGAATCTCCGCTTTTTTCTCTTCCACACGCTTCGCTTCAAACTCTTTCACCTGTCCGTCAATCAGTGCGATAGGTTTATCAATCACTCCGATCAGTTCTTTCACCTTGCCCTCAAACACTTCATAAGGCTTCATGTACTCTTTCTTCACTTCAACCTTGCGGTCGTTCACTGCCTTTCTCAGCTTTCTTAGATCTGCCAAATCACCTTTGGCTTTCTGCTTGTCCTCTTCTGCGAACTGCTTTGTCTCATACACTGCCATCTCTGTTTCAAGAGATTTTTTGATGTCCTCAAAGTTTCCGTTTATAACTCCCATCGTCTGATTTATTGTCAATTCCAATTTCTGCATCTCGTTAACCTCCTAAAGTACTTTCACGATTGTTTTACACTTGTTTTTTTCTGCTACCTTGTCGGCAAGCTTATGCACATAAGCCTTGTCCATATCTGTTTCATAGACATATGCCCCGATACGGTATTCCAAGTCTGGTTTGCAGATCATCCATATCTCTGCCATCTTCTTTCCCTCCTGTGATCTCTTTCACACATTCTTCACATAGTGTCTGTCCGTCAAATGTGTATAAGCTGTCACCACTGTATACAGGTCTTCCACAGCATGTGCAGTATTCCTGTTTTTCTTCTTCCGGCTCCGGCGGTATGGTCTTCCAATGGTCATAGCCTTTAATGCTCTCCCTCTTCACCCCACCCCATCATTGCGATTATATCTTTGCTGTCTATGTATTCATGGCTCATTACATATCTTCTTAAAGTTTCTAACTGCCCATGCATATAAGCGTATGATTCCATCACTTTTTCCGTGCTCAGTTTTTTACCAAGTTCTATATACTCCTGTAGCATTGCCCTTGTATCGTTTTCTTTTTTCTCTTCTCCCATGTTCAAATCTCCTTTCATGTGTTATAATTTTCTTGAATGTTTTTCTGAGTGCTTGACTGGATTTTATCCATCGGCACTCTTTTTTTATACACATCCGGCTATCATAACCGCCAATGCGTATAGCGTTATCACAAGTGCTATCCTGTAGTAGTTAAGCTTGTCTTCCATACTCTCTACCTCCTACCCGATCATAAGTATCAGCATTGCGATGAATGTGACAAACCATAAGCAACGCCAAAAGATTACTTTTCTTTTCAACTTGCGGATGATCTCTGTTGCCATTGTCATGTGTGCTTCCTCCTGTTCTTCAGATTTGCGAATTACAGGAGAATGTGTTATAATCAACCTGTATTCGCTAAGTGTTCGTTAGCGGTACACCGCCCTGTCTGGTATGCCAGTACCAGCGGGGCACTTTTTATGTCCCTTTTATCGTCAGACCGATTGTGTCTGACATATATCTATATTCTTTTTATTCTTATTCTTCTTTATATTCTTCTATTGTTGTCAACTGGCTTGCGAATTGATTGTTAATTGATTGTTATGTGGCTTGCTAACCGTTTTCACTTGACAAGCAGTTTTGCCTTATTTTTCAAGGGTTTTAGCTTGTCATTTGCTTGTCAACTGGCTTGTCAAAATTTTCGATTTTTTGAAAATTTCTTTAATTTTGGCTTGTCAATTGATTGTTATCTGAGTGTCGTTTGGCTTGCGACCAGTTACCGTTTTGCCCTTATTTTTCAAGGGTTGTGGCTTGCTAAGTGGCTTGCGATTTGACCAAAAATCAACTACCATTTTCACATTTACCTTTCCAATAATTTGAATACATTGAAAAATAAATATTTTTAGGCTTTTTTACTGCCTTTTTGTCTTACAACGTTGCCGGATGTTTCTGAAGTTTCTTCCAGCTCGAATCTGCCTTTGCCTGTAGCACGGTTCTGCCTTAACGCATTTGAAATTGTGCAAGGTGTAATTTTGAAATATTTAGCTGCTTCTCTAATGGAAGGAAATGTCTTTCCGGATTCCAAATGCCTTACAGGCTTCCTGTGACTATATCCGTAATCTTTAGGGGTATATCCATTCTCTAAAATTTCGCTAATTCTCTTTTCTGCATATCGTTCTCCATTTGATCGAATCCAATATTTTATAAGTGCACGGTCAACCCCTATTTTTCTTGCCCATACAGTTTCTGGAAGTGTTTCACCATTGACAGAAATTTTAATTGTATTTCTTCGGTTGTTTATGTTTTCTTCTCTCGATATCCATCTGCAATTATCCGGCGTATAATCTCCGTCATTATCTTTCCTGTCGAGATCAAGTCCTTTTGAATATCCATTAGACAAACTCCAACTTAAAAATGGCTCAAATTCTTCCCATTCTTCGCATACTTTTATCCCACGCTCTCCGTAGTTTTTGTAAGCTTTACAATTAGGATTTTTGCAACGTTGCTTCATAGATTTCCACGCCCAATAAATATTTTTGTTCTCACTTCTTAACGACATTACTTCCTCCAATAACATTTTTGACTATTGATGTAACTCCGATGATTATTGCCACCGTTGATTGATCTAGCTTTCTTTTCATCTTTGCCATCACTCTCCTTGTCTTTTCTTCTGGATTCTCCTATACTGTTTATACAGGCACTGCCATGCCGAGTAATCCAGAAAGGAGTTTCAATTATGGTATTAAGTACTAATGCAGAAAATTTCTTAAAATACCTTTTGGATATTTACAGAGACACGAAAGAAAATAAGTTTTATTATTTCTCTTACATGGATTTCCCTAATCATGATTCTGCAATAGAGGAATTAGTCGAGAATCACTGCATCCATAAAACAAATAGCATCAATGGATGTATCAAAATCTCAGAAGATATTCTTCTTTAATCATTTCCCTGAGTGTCCTTGCTATCAGCCATTTCAGCAACTTCACTCAGGGTTTTTCTTTTACTGTTTACTGATTCCACAAACTGTTCAAACGTAATACCATCATCAAAAGAAAATTCTTGAATATTGATTCTCATTTCTACGGTCGGACACAACTCTCCGCTTTCATTTCTTGCGTGATAGTTCAAGTCTTCTATGCCATTTGTGATGTATTTACCATCAATGAAAACGTTTGTGCTCTTTCCTATCTGCACCAATGCAAATTTAGGATTCATGTTGTAACCTCCTTTAATCAAACTTTGCTCTGGCAGACATCAGCTCAGCCAGAGCTTTTGTCATTTCGGCCAATTCCTGACTTTCATAAATAGATTCAGCACGTTCTGTTTCTTTCTGCAAAAAGTCACACAGTTTTTCAATGGTTTTATCTACTTTTAAAAGTTTGTCCTGTTCCATGTTGTCACCTCCCTGTATTCAATTGTCAGAATCCTATATTTTAGGATTCTCTATCCACAAAAATAAAGTCCATAGGAATACCAGAAAGTTCACTGATGATTCTTAACTGACTTAAATCTGGCTCTGTTTTACCTAATTCCCAATTAGTTACGGTGGCCGGAGAAACGCCCACTTTCTCAGCAAATTCTTTTTGTTTCAGCTTCGCATTAACTCTACATGCTGCTATGGAAATTCTCGGAACTTTGTATGTTTCTACCATTTGTGCTCCTCCTTTCTTTATCTTATGTCTGTATTATAATCCTATATTTTCGTATTGTCAACGTAATAATTTAATTTTTTAGGATTATTGTTGATTTTTTTAGGATTGTGTGATACTATAAGAATTGTAGAGAGGAGGTGTTAACATGACCGAGGAGGAACAGAGAAAAATCTTCGCAAAGAACCTAAACTACTACATTTCCAATAGTGGAAAGCAACAAAAGGAAGTTGCTGAAGCGTTAGGATTCCCCCAAACAACTTTTAATACTTGGTGCACTGGCAAGATAATGCCGAAGATGGGAAAGGTACAGGCAATAGCTGATTACTTTAAGATTTTAAAATCCGACTTGATTGACGATAAATCATTCAGGGAACCATCAGAAGAATTTCTTGAGATTGTGGCAAAATTAGGTGCAGACGATGAACAGTTTCAGAAAATTATAATTGATTATTATCACATGAGCGCAGACAGGAAAAAAGTTTTTTGCGAGTTTTTCAATACTTTCGTTTCTGGCAACTAAAAAAGAAAAGGGGACATTAAGTCTCCTTTTCTTTTTCTTCTCTATAGCACGCTTTGACAAAATAAAATACCAGTTTTAAATATTTTTCGCTTGTCATTGCGGTTACTGCTTCAAGAATCCGTTTTTTGTAATATTCTTGCTGTTTAATTTCATCCACATAAATCCCTCCAATATCCCGACACGTCATTCCAGTAGCGATTACCCACATTACAGAACATATGTCTGTTATCTGTCAATGTTTTCACTGATAGCATCTTTTACTATAAGATAGATGTGCCGCATTAAGCGAGGGTCACGGATGCCTTTTATCATCCGCTTGATTTCATTTTCATAAGTATCAGTCCATGTTTTGTTGCTCTTGCTGTTCATTTCGTCTTTTCCCATTAGATTACCTCCTATCAATGGCTTGACAAGTGCCATTTTTATCTTATAATTATACATGTAATATTTAAATAGATTATAACTCGAAACTATAGTCAAGATGTTGGCTAAATTATCGTATTTTTCTTATTAAAAAGAATGAAAAATAGCCAAGATATTAGCCTTTTCGACAGGATGTGACATAATGTTGACGAAAAATGAAATGTTGGATAACTTCGCACATAACATCGAAGAAGAGCGGAAAAGCCTTGATTTTACGCAAGTTCTCTTTTCTAAGATGCTTGGTGTGTCTGTGTCCACATACAAAAACATCGTTTCACGAAAGACTAATAATCTTGACGTTTTCTTAGCACTAAGGTTGTCGGAACTAACTCATAAATCTATCCCTGATCTCTTAGGGTATTCTTCTAAGGAATACGAGGTATTGGGAAAGTACAGGCAATTGACTGACAGGCAACGTGCGTATATTCTTGGTAAGATGGATTATGAAATCTCTATGAAAGTGTTGGAAACGGATCCCGAAAACATGTTGGATGTTCTATTCCTCACTGGTGAGATGGCTGACGGTATGATATTGGATTCCTCACACGAAGAGCGGATATACTGTCCGGAATACATAAAAAAGTACGGTGAGACGTTACATTGTGGTATAAGGATAACGAGCAACAACTTGCTTCCTGTATATGTAAAGGGTGATATCATTTGCATATCCAAAAGAGTACCAAGAAACGGTGATACCGTGATTATTATACACAAAGAAACAGGACGTGCGTATATAAGGCGGTATGTACAGAGAGGTAAGATAAAGTTAGTCCCGATCAACGGCTTCGGTGATGTCATAGAAGTTGATCCGAATAGTTTTGAAGACATGGAACAATGGGTAAGGTTTGGAGTTGTGATTGCGGTATTAAGAAGATAGCATACTATGTATGCGGATGTACTTATATGCAGAATAAAAAGGTCTTGGAATTAGATAGCTTTTTCGGGAAACTTGTTGCTTGTGATGAATATGTAGAGATTATTCCTATGTATGTAACAGATTCTCGAAAACAAGGGAGAAAATTCTATTATCAAAACATTAGTGGTATAACATGCAAGGAACCAAGTGTTTGGTGGGGACCTGGATATATACAATTTATAATTCCGGGAGAGCAGGCCAAGCAAATAAAATGGATGGACAAAGGCTGGAAGAAGGCGGTTAAAAATGATCCAAATTCTTTACTTCTTTCGGTTGTAGGAAAAGATTACAAAAAAAGATATAAAGAATTTATGGATTTTCTAAACAAAAAGATAAGTGAAAAACCAGAATCTACCACAGAAGTTGCAAATGATCTAAATCAGTTAAAAGCATTAAAAGAACTTCTTGACTGTGGAGCAATCAATAAGCAAGAATTCGAAGAAAAGAAAAGAAAAATACTTAATAGAATATAATTATAGCATACTATATACTTCTTAAAAAGATAATAGGGAGCTGTTGAAATGCGTCCGAGCCAATATCATTACATAAAGCGTGCTGTAACAAGAACTGCTTACAACCGAAAAATGCAGAAGAAGCGTGCTAAAAAGCGCAAGAAAGAACTTATGAAGAAAAAAAGGAAAGAAAGGCTCTATACTTTTCAAAAGAATTCAGAGAAAGCTTCTGTTCAACATGATTCTCCTGGATTTAAAATTACAATGCTTGTATTGGCAGAAATTTTCTTTGGAATATTAACGCTCTTTCAGACGATTAATCTTTTCACAAACTGGACAATGTGCGTGAAAGAAAATGGTATAATTGGTACTATATTCTTATTCATAATAAATATAGCATTTTTTGGCGGGTTAACATATCTATTCTCATATTTGATAAAAAAAGACAAGAAAAAAGACACTGACACTTTGCAATTTGATAATTGTATATATCATCTTGCAAAAGAAAAATCTCTAACCGATCGTGCCAATGCTGTTCTTGAAAATGAGTACAAAACTCTTGTCGAAGACTTAAACAAATTGGATGTCGAAAGGAAAACTGTTTCAGAAAAAGAAATTAAGATAGATAATATAGAGATTCCATCTGAACATATTAACAAAAGTGAGAAGCAGGATAATGAACATATAAAGGATTTTTCTACTGCTTTCGCTGCTTTGTGTGTTGCAAATTGCGAACTGGACAAAGAGCAAAATTATACAGACGATGTTACTGGAGGAAACGTAAAATATAACGAAAAACGATTTGATAATCTTACAAACGATTCTGTCATAAGTCAAATAGTATCAGATGAAAAAATTAAAGAAGTTTCTGATAAAATATTGCATGTGTATAGCGAAATTGGATTAATGGTTATGATAGATGGGTCATTATGCACAAATCAATATGTTGTTTTAAAATTAAAACCGATGCACGGGACCAGAATAAATGACATAATTTCCATTCAAAGCTCTATTGAAAGCGCAGTTGGAATGAAATCACTAATGAATGTCATGTACAAAAAAGGATATATCGGAATTCTGCTCCCAATCTATCATTTTATAGAAAAAGAAAAAATTCCCACTACTGGCGAGTAATCAGCAGTGGGTATTTTTTGTATTGTATGCAAAGTGTAATGCTCTTATATTATTTTACGATGCCGGATAAGAGCCAGTAGGTCGTGATAAGTCCTACTTTTCTGTCCGGTGTAAGTCCTCTGTTCCTCTGGAATACTTCAACGCACTTCCCGAGGTAGTCTGTCCATCCCTCATTGTAAGACAGCTTCGTAAAGCCATATACGTCTCTGAGTGTGCGTCTAAGCCATCTGATAGCCGTGATGCAGTTGTGCGTCTGTCCCGCCCATAAGATATGCGTTTTAGCAAAATTCTGCGAGCCGACACCAAACTTATTATCTACAGCCAGTGCGTTGGTGTCAAATCCTATATTCATAGCTTTCTGCCATGCCCCAACACGGGAATTGTTAAGATAATACCGCTTGTCGCCTTTCCAAGATTCATCTACCGGTTTAGGTGTCGGTGCTACAGTAGGTTTCTGTACTGGAGTTACCGTACCGCCAAGGTCCTTATAGACATAGTTCACGTCTACATTTCCAGGAATACCAGGAATAGAACCTCTTGATGTGTACTGCCACATATCAATTCCGTTTACTCCGGCAGATTTAGAGCCGTAAGATGCAATCCACAGAGAATATCCCCATGTCTGACCGATATAGTTCTTGTACCAAGATGTAGATGCATAGATTCCGCCTTTATAGCCATGTGCCACCATTGCGTCACAAAATGCTTTTGCATTGGCTTTCGCAACGCCCTGTGTTCCCCGCTGTTCGCTGTCGAAATATACAGGCCATGCCGGAGAATGTCCTTTTAAAAGTCTTAATGCATGGTTGATTTCTCCCTGTACTGCACCCGTAGTCTTTGCGTAAGAATACAGATATACACCGTAAGGAATACCAAGACGCTCACATTCAGATACGTTTCTCAGCCATTTTTTATCATCCTGTCCTGCCTGATCTTGTCCATATCCGCATCTGATGATAGCACCTACAATGCCGGATGCTTTTACTTTCGCCCAGTCGATGTTCCTGTTATGTTCAGAAACATCGACTATCCTATTCAATATATCCCTCCTGTTTTAAGTGTTCTTTCGTTTCTGTAATCTCTGATGCATGATCTTTCACAAACTTTTCTGCATCTGTTTTTTCCATGCCGTAGTGTTCTGCCAATTCGTCTACAGTGTATCCGTAGGCACAGCTTTTGATCACTTCGCACATGGTTTCTTCGCTCATAGCTGCCATATTTTTTTCTCCTTCCCTGTTTGATAAGGAAATCATCTCATGTTTTTCGGTTGGCAATGTTCCCCACATTTTTAGGCTAATGCGCACCAGTTAACAATAATAGACACACTTGAATTGTTTCCGTTAACAGTACGAATAACGCAACTACTGGTGGTCGTACTTAAAACCTGCACTCCGAACGATTTTGTATTTTGTGATCCACCGGAAAGAGATACAAGTACAGTCGGAGCCTTTGAAAAAGTTTTTCCGAATTTTACAGTAGTATCTTTGTAAGTATTTGCAGGTGTTTCGATAAGAGACGTTGTGCCAAATACTGGGGCTTTTGCTTTTAATTCCGTAATATACGTCAGAATTGTTTTGTTCCCTAATTCTGAAAACTTCCACGTAGATGCAATTCTGCTTTTAATCGTATCGAAAATAACACCAAGTTTTGTTCGATTTGTAATCGGTGTAGAATCTTCAACGATGATATCATCTGTATCATTTACTTCTGTAACTTGTGGAAGTTCTTTTATATATTTTCCATAGATTTTCTGCGCTTTTTCATCAGCCATTTATATCTTCCTCCTTAATAAATAATGTTTGTGTAGCCATACTTTCTAATTCACTAATACGTCTTTCTAACTCGTAAATATCGTCCTCTGTAAGCAGTTTTTTTACATTTATGCCATTGTTCCAAATTGGCTGGCTTAATCCGAGCATGACTGGATTTGCATTAACATCTCCAAATTTAATATTTACAGACGTTCCAGATTCTGTCGTTTCTGTAGTAGCACTGTAAACAGTATAATCAGCATCATTAATGTTCCTTTTTAAATCTCCTGTCATAGCTCCACCAGCGGTCGGGACGTAAGGCTGTCCAGATCCTGAAAAGACTTCGTTTGCCGGAAATTCAATATCAGATTCGCCATTTACGCTCCTACTGCATCCACCGATAGTAATCTGTCTTTCTTTCCCCCATTGATCAGTTACTATTCCGTCCTGCCCATCAAACGGTGTACCATTGATTTTAATATCGTTTTTTAGCGAAGATGCTTTGATTTGAGACACATCAATATCAACAGATTCACTGCCGTCTATAGTTGCTGTCCCTGTAGCATCGCCGGAAAGAGTTAGTTCAAACGGATTTGTTAATTTATCCGCTGTAGCAACGGAAAGCAGTTGTTTTAAAGTCCCGACAGAAATCTTTAGATCTTCTGTGCTTGTTTCTATGAGCAAGTAATCATTATCTGACAATGTTTTCGCTTCGTTCAACGCTTCAATGTATATCTGGTCCATACTATCACCTACTTACTAGAGCATTCGACAAATCGCTTACCAAAGAGTTTACTTTTTCAACAAGTTTGTCGTATTCTGTTTTTTTAACGTACAGCTGATCTGTCTTTTCCGAAGAATACACTGTGGATCCACTCAACTGTGTATCATCGATTCCGACCTTTCCGGCTATGATTTGGTTAGCCTTGTCGATAGCTTCATTCGCTGTCTTTGACGCTTCTCTTGCGTCTTCGATAGCCTGTTGGATATTCGCCAAGTCTTGCTCAAAATCTTCTCTTGTAGCCAACGTCTTAAATGTTCCGGCTGAAAAACAGATAAATACTTTTTGGTTTTCGGCCACTTCGTCTATAGTTACCGCAAATTCACCGGGGAGCATCTTACTTGCGTCAAAATCTGCAAGTAGTCCCCTACGCATCTGTATAGCCATATTTTCTCCTTTCTATCCAGGGATCCATCTTACAAGAGAAACACCAGATGGTTGTGTCGGTGTCCCTCCACCGCCAGCAGAACCGCCTTTTGTATACCGTAAAACGTAATCCCATCCTCTCGAATAATTATAATATCTGCACACCCATATCTCTGTTCCCGTCTGATCCCCGGCTTCTGGATGTCCTCTTGTAGATGATGCTTGCACCATCTGACCACCACCGATGTACATTGCAGTGTGATATTTAACATTTAGCAGTACATCCCCTCTTTGCATTCCAGCACCAGTGGCTCTGTTGCAGCTTGCCGTTACATCCGTAAATCCGCAAGCACGAAAAACATTGTACATATTTCCCGTATAAGTAGCTCCATTTGATTTTACCGGAACTCCGGCTTGTTGCCATGCAGATATTACGAGTGATGAGCAATCATAGTCTGGATTCCCCCACCGGTTCGCTTGGCTGTATCCATGTCTGTTATCGTTTGCGATATTAATAGCCCATTGAACCGCACTTTCTGTTTTTGTCATATGCCTGTCTCCTTAAAATGTTGTGCCACTTGCAGTTCTTCCACCGACTAAATTGCCATTCACAAATTTTAAGTAACTTCCATCGCTAAACACGGCAGTTCCTGTTTTTGCTTTATTTCCATTAATCACAATCTCCTTTGCAGAAATGGCAATTTGATTTTTACTTAAAAGTTGTAATCTTTTTGAAACATTAAATTCGGAATAACCTTTTCCGATGTTTAGGTAATCCGTAGACGTAGCTCTCGCTTCTATACCATCTAATTCTCCAGAAATGTAACCTGTATATTTTCCTCCAGATGAGTAAAGATCAATTTTTGCATTATGCAAATCTATTTTTCTACCTATAGAATCTTCGGATACATAATGTCCTTTTGCATACACACCTTGATTATTCCATCTCCCTATTTCATTTCCGTCTGAATCTTGCATCGAAAGTACACCATTTTGGTTGTTATAACCGCCAAGTGTCAATGTTCCAGAATGTATCCAATCGCAGTTAATACCTACGGCAGAAAGTACATTAACTACTGCGTTTCCGTTAGAATCAAGTCCGGCATTCCACGTTTTTCCACCGTCTGTAGATACCGCAAAAGCATCCCCGACCATTTTCCAGATAATGTTCGAATCTTCCAGCCGTTCTTTGTTGTGGAGATAAAATACAATGGATTTATCATCCTGTATCTTTTCCGTCTTGAAAAATCCCATCCCTTGTGTCATTAATGCCGTAAGGGATTGAACAGCTTCATCGTATTTGCTGATTTTTTTATCGGCCATTGCAGAAGCCTTTTGTACTGCTTTCGTTTCAGAAGTCACGTACTTACTGCTATTTCTGATTGCATTTTCGGCCGAACATTTCAGCGAAGTAAAACCGAGAAAGTTAAAAGTAATATCAGTCAAGATGGTTTTGTTTACTTTTCCGTTCCTGTCGATAACATAGGCAAGATCCATAAAGTCTGCAAGAGGATAAGAAAGATGTTCGCCGGAAAAATTCATAAATGATACGCCCGTAAGTTTTGCTCCGACTGTATTAACCAGTAAGCTCTTATCTTTGATTAGTGAATTCTCTATATTCAATATGTATCCGTCAGAACCATATGTGTACGTTTTTTCATTCTCTGTAGTTTGGATTCCTGTGATTACTATAGGCTCTACTCCTGTTGTCAGCCCCGTCTTCCACTGGGTTAAAAAGTGGAAATTATCAACCAATTTGAAACTACCATCATCCAAAATGTCACCGCTTGTATACACGTTCGTGGCATCCGTCAGAATGTATCCACTTGCTTCTTCTACATCTACCGAATGTACTCCAAGCACATTCCCGCTTTTAAGCAAGAACAGGTTATCTTTTTTCCCTATCAGTTGATATGTATTTCTCTGCTTTCTTTCAACAGACCTGTACATAATTCCATAAGAATCATCTGTAAGAAGTTCCAATCCATCATCGAACCATCCACCGTCAACATTCGAACCGCTTGAATATTTTTCGGAACTCCAGTCCAAGTCGTCGTAGTAATATTCGCTAATGTTTTCAGAAAATGTACCGCCGGACATTTCCGCATAAGTTGAATACTTTTCTGATATCATGTCTGTCTCAAACTGCCCACCATCATAGTTCTGTCTCGGATCATCAAACCATCCACCGTCAGTATCTGCTATATTGTCAAAAAGTGACATGTCATACTGCGAAATCTGTAAGTGGTTATCCGCATTCATCCACGCATTACCGCCAGCAATCATTGCAATCCATCCGATCACCTGTCTGTGAGTGGTATTTGTGGGTTTTTCCTTTACCATGATGTTATCATCAGAAAACGAAGTAACATCCATCTGCACACCGCACGTTCTGCAAGAATCTTTCAGAATATCCTTTAAGCTGAGCGGATACGTTAAATGTGTGGTATAATCTCTGTCAAGTTTGTATGCATCGTCATAAGCAGAAAAGCTTACGGTATCCCCATAGCTTTCCGGGTCAATTACGGTATAAGTGCCACTTTTTATAGTCAGATCACCTATATCCGTGCTAATTGACTTGTACAATGTTATCTTGGCACCAAGAAAGCTATGAACTCTATATCTGTCATCTGCGTTATACAGCTTTACTGTAATTTTTCTGGAAACAACATTGCCGAGTGGCAAACTTTGTGTACCAGCTCCATCAACAATGTTGTTGCCAGATATTAAAAATTCGGATCGGCCAAGATTTAACACTGTGCCATCCAAGAAAGTAACCCTTGCAGATGGATACCAGTCACTACGTCCGTATATAGCTTTCTTATATGCATTGCTAATGTGTATCATAGTGGATTCACCCCGATTATGTTAAAACTAAGGGATTTGTACTTTTCTTCTCCCTCTTTTAATGTCCCGATATCTACACTTCCTTGTGTGACGTAAAACGGTGCTTCTCTCCATCTTCCGTAATACACGGAAAAATAATATAGTTGCACCTGTCTCTGATTTACAATCATCTGCAAAAGGTTTGCCATTTCCGATATACTTATGTCACTTCCCTCATAAGCGTAAGATTCTACCGTGAACATCGGTTCATTGCACATAACGCCACTCATTAATCGCTCTGTTCCCTCTGTAGAGGTAGTGGCAAAACTGAATTTGAATGTGTCTGGCTGATGAATAGTCCGACCATTAATCTTAATCACTTGCTGTGCCATTTACCTACCTCCCAAGTTCGAATACATTCTGTCCGTTGGACATCTGCATTTCTTTTGCTGTATTAATAAGCTGTTCAAGTACCGTTCTGCTGTCCAGATTTACCACAAGTTTTATCATTCCTGTACCTTTGCCACTTTCTTCACTTACGATTTTTCTTAACAGATTTTCCGGCATCTCCAAGTTGTTTCCCTTTGTCTGGTCACCAAGAACCGCCAAGAACGGATTTCCGGCCGGAATAACTGCCCCTTGTGCAAGATATGGAATTCTGGTGTAATTTGCATGGGAAAGATTAATTCCTTTACCGCCGATACCTGGAACCCAATCCGGTACTTTAATGTGATTCAGTCCGTCCACTAATCCATTAATGGCATTAATGATTGCTTGATTCAATCCATTAAATAAAGCGATAACCATATTTACAGGTGCTTTAAAAATTGAGTAGATTAAGTTAGCAGCTCCACGGAGTATGTTTAGTATTCCTTTTAGTGCCATATTTACATTCCCTGTAAATACTACTTTTAAAAATGTGACAAACCCAGAGCAGATCTGTTTAATGCTGTTAAAAATCCCTTTAAAGCTGTTAAGAAAAACTTCTACTACATCTCCAAATACTCCGAATTGAGCGTGCCAGTCAGTGGCAAATACTCCTTTTATCCAGTCCATAAGCTTCAGCATTACAGCTTTAAGTTGATTCCAGTGAGTAGCTATTAATATGATTGCTGCTATTGCTGTTGCTATTGCAATAGGAACAATGCCAAACGTAGAAACTACTTGACCGATAACGCCAATTAATCCACCACCGCCTTTTAGAATGTCAATTAATGTTCCTATGTGTCCAGCAAATCCAAGAACTGCGCTTGATATAGTTGCAATTAAAGGAACTATCTTTGATGTAGCAAACGCTGTAACTAATGCTGTCCCAATGGCATCAACAATCCACTGATGTTCACCGAGGAAATTAAACAAGCCAGCAAGTACATTAATAAGTGCCGGAAGGCCGCTCTCTATCAGCCATGTAAGCATCGGCAATATAATGTTCGTATACAATCTTTCTAAGAAACTTCCAATAGCTTCTATCAGCGGTGACATAGATTCAAACAGATTCTTAATCGAATTAAGTAACGGGTAAAAGTTCAACGATCCCGCCCACTGAGCCGTATCCCACACAAGACGATTGATGATATCAAGTACCTTTTGGAAAGCATCTGCTATAGCCTGTATAATGGCCGTTCCTACGGCATTTTTATTCCAAGCTATATCTAATTGCCTTGCGATATTCCCGACCGTTGTAAGCAGTCCCTGTGCGATCTGTAACATGGTAGACAGTATCTGTGTGCCTGTACCATTCGTCCAGACTTCCAACATACTACTGCCTACACTCTTTGCCAGTGCTCCCAGCTCCGACAATGCATACTTAGCAGCATCAATTGTGTTCTTTCCCTCACGTTCCCACGCTTCTTTAAATGGTTGGAATATCTGCCCCAGTACATCCTTGATTTTTTCGAAAATCGGCGGTGCATCTATTGGAACTTCTTCAAACATTTTGCTGATCGGTGTTCCGTTTGCACCGGATCCAGACGGTGTTGTGTCGGTATCCTTATTTGTCGTGTACCGATTAATTTCATCGAGCGGTGACAAGTAGTCTTTTGCTGCTTTTGTGGCTTTCTTCGTAGACTTGGCGGTCTTGTCCAGACTTGCAGCATAATCTTTTTGTACTGCCAATGCCTTTGTGTATGTTTTATTCCCGGCAAGATACCCGAAAAACATTCCTACATAGGTTATGGCTGTGCTGATAAGGTCAATGAATCGTGACAGTATCGGTGTGATAACTGTCAGAATCGGACTGAAAGCTGTAGCAAATGCATTTTGCAATCTTACAAGACTTCCCCACAAAGTAGATATATTTGCGTTTGTGGTTTTGGAATATTGAGCAAGATTATTGAATCCACCTATTATTCCTTGTGTAAGAGCACTAAGAATTCGAAAAACACCGCTAAACAATAGAGACATCGTAAGCATTCTTCCGATACTCATTCTTGCTGATCCGGCTGATTTACTTGTATCTTTAAAGGATTTGCTTAATTTTGAATTTGAATTCGCTGTTTTGTTATTCGCACTGTTTACACCAAAAAGTTTCTCCTTCAAAGAGACCAAACCAGTACCGTAACTTGCAAGTTTGCTTTTAATGCCAGAATACGATGTGTTTAATCGGTTCTGCATATCAGCAAGTTTTCTTTCTGCGGTCGCAAGTCTTTCCATGTCTGCCTGTGCTTCTTTGGTGTTCACACCAGTCGAAAAGGCTTTTCCAGAAACTTCCAGATCAATAAGCTCCGACCTTGCGTATTTAATAGTGTTTGCAAGTTCATCTATGTCATACTGCATTTTTTTATAAGTCGAAGTGTTCTTTTTCCCTCCGTTTGCTACAAAACGTTCCTGTGATGACATAAGCTGATTGAGTTTTGCTTCTGCTTTTGAAATTTGGTCGGATATTTCCTTGTATTCCGTGGTTGGGATGCGCTGATTTGCATAGGATGCTACCTTTTGCCGTAACGATTCTACCTTTTGTTCTTGTGCGCTGTATTCGTTATTCAGTTTTGCAAAAGCATCTATTTGCTTGTTGATGGCGTTTTTTGCAGACGTTCCCAAATTATCCACCCTGTCTGCTGCTCTTCGCAATCCGGCTTCAATTTCTTGTGAACCCGCCTTTATACCATCAGTTCTGATTTTTGTGTTAATAACAATACTTCCATCTTCTGTCATGTATTGTCCTTTCTACCGCTAAATATTTGCGGTCAGCGGGTATCTCCACATGATACCCGGTTAATTATTTAAGAGTCCGAATACTCTTCTTAATTCTTTTTTTTCTTCTTCGCTTCGCTCTGGTGTCGCTTTAAGGTCAACAAGTTCTTTGTTGCTAGAATAGAATTCTTTTTCCCAACTATCCAATTTCTTCCCTTTTGAGACTTTTTCACGAATGTTAGTTATTGTGCTGAACAGAGATTCTCCAATCTCCATAAAAAGTCCCATGAACGTCCACCAATGTAAGTACTCTTTATCACGAATATCCTCATGTGCCACTTTATTAATGGCCGGAATTAGAATCTTTGCATCTTTTTTCCAATCCATAAGTTGCGGTTTTTTCTTATCTTCCTTAAATCCGCAGTCAATAAACTCTTTCGCTGTCTTTAAAGCTTCTTCCCAGTCTTCCGTTGGAAGATTATCAAAGTCTTCGTAGAATATAGCCAGAATCGTTGTGTATATCTCCAAGTTTTTTTCTTCTTCGGACATTCCGGCTACTATATCGGGATCATTAATAGCACAAAGAATATCTAACACGGCTCTGTAATCTGAGCGTATTCGATATTCTTTGCCGTTTACGTTAACGGATTTCGGAAGTTTCCAGACATCCATTAGTTATGGTACTTGGCCACGTACTTATTTACACGGCACTGTACCTTTGTTACGTTTGTGTTCAGTTTTGTTTCAATGACTTTTGCAACACTGTCAATTACAATTTCGAGGAAAATTCTTCCATCATCCATTGGCGAAAACGGTCCGAGAACCTGGAAAAATGCTTTTTCTGCATCTCCATTAATCAGATAAGACATTTTCTCTGAAATTTCTTTTTCTGCTTTTCTGGCAGCTTCAATGCTGTCATCTTCCGGCATCTTGTAATTTTTCCAAAATCGAACGACTTCTTCGTATCTGTCAACAATGTTAGTGTCAGTCGGTGCGAACACTATACTTCCAAGAGTTTCACCAAACTGGTTTTTGATCGGAATTTTGACTCGGCCATCATTTATCTTAATAACCAGTTCGCTATCATTTCTTTTTTTTGGTAACTTGTTGCTCATATTATTCCTCCTGTTAATAAAGCGTTACAGTACTTCTTTTCCTGTAGAAAGACTATGTGGGATTGTTCCGGCTGTAAATTCTGGGTTTCCAGAAGCGAGCGAAGTGGCACTTACATATCCCTCTGTCCTCTTTCCATCGGAAGACACCTTGAACGGAATGTTTACGCCAGATGTATCTCCACCATAAGACTGAGGCTTTACCATAACCTCTTCGACATACGCAAGGTGGTTTTCTGCGCTTGTATCTTCCACAAGGACTTCCAACATAAGTGTTTTGCAGTCTGCTCCTTTCAATCGTTTCATTGCAATATCCCTAATCTTCGGATACAGCTTTTTGTCCGGGTTTGCATAGTATGTATCTGCATCCATAGACGGTTCATATCCATTATCTGTTGTTTTTGTCTGACCAAGAATGTTCTTCTTTGTCTCTGTATCCGGGTTCAGATCAACCGACATATCGTCAATGTCATCACCAAGGATTTCCCACATAGCACTTGCTTCTGTCTGTTTGAAACTATAGTCCAGGTAATGCGCGAGTGCTTCTCTACTAAGATTTCCCATATTATAGTCCTTTCTACCGTTAACTTTTTACGGTCAGCGAACATCTCCAATTGATGTCCGGTTAATTAGTTCTTATGAATACATTTCTGTATTTAAGAGACATACTAATCACCCAGTCTTGCACATTGTTTTCGTAAGTTTTGTCAAGGTATGATGGTGTGATTCTTGTAATCTCTTCTATTTTTCGTTCTTCTGTAAGTGTTGGGTAAGATGTAAGCCTATGCTTTTCGCCATCAATCACGACTGTTTGTCGTTCCAGCCATTTACCTACACTATCAAGAAATTCCTTGATATCCGCTTTCATATTCGGAGAATCACGGGATGTCCTGTACACGATATAAAATGGGTAGTTACAAAGCTGATTCACCTTACCTGTTACCGATTTTTTCTCCTGTGCAATCACCGCACCTGATACCGGATAGAATGCCATTCCGTCATCTTCTTTGAGTGTGGAGAATTTAAACACTTCTCCGGTTTCCAATCCCGGATACTGATTCAGCAAATCTTTAAGTGCATTTGTTACAATGTCGTATCCGTCAACATCGTATTTCACTATTTTTTTACTATCCACCGCCTGCACGTTTCTTCACTCCTTTTACCCATGTATCACCAAATTCATCTTTAGCAGAATCAAACCAATGGTCTGTTGCAAAAGGATTTGGCACTTTCGAGAACTGAATATCACGGTCTGTTACCACCTTTTTCGCCCCCGGTCTCGCCCACGGTGATCCTGTTTCCGGGTCTACCATAACTTTCCCCATGTACAGGTATCTGGCGTAAGGACCATATCCGGCATAAACCTTTCCACTACCTTTCAAGGCTTCGTTCTGCGTATTGGTTGTATCAATCAGCATCCCGTCTCTTTGTGGAATATACTTTTTTGTGCCTGTCCATACCTGTTCATCTAACCAAAGTTGAGCATCTTGGAATTGCTTTTCGAATCGGTCAAGGTTCACATTTACTTTGATGTCAGCTTCAACTATCGAGATGTTCGGAAAATGGAACATTCTGCTACGTGCCATTTACTTTCCCCCTATCTCAAAATGTGGGATAAGTGTGTATGTTCCGACATTGGTGATTAAGAATACATTGTCGTGATTTTTGTTCATATAATCGTAAAAGCCACCGTCTCTCCGGCTCTGATAGTCTTCGTCTGCTATCATCTTTTCGTCATGTTCGCCTTCAATGAAAAAGTCACCGCTTGCAAATGTGACGGTATGTCCAAGCGTATCGTTAATTTGTTTCGCCCATTTTTTAGGCTCAAGATACTTTTTGCCAGCTACTACTTTTTCATCGGATGCCATGCGATACAGAACATGGAGCGTTGCCGTGTCAGCCGTATCAAGTCCTGTCTTTTCGATGTTTGCGGATTTATCAACAATGAGTTGAACACCTTTAATTACGGTCGGATACCAAAATATTTCATCCTTTTGATTCACATATTTGTTGAATACAGTTATGGTTTTGTCATACATTGGTACCACCTCTCGTTAATAAAACTTCTTACCGCATTTTTCACACTTCCATATGTGCCTTGTTTCTTTTATCCCATTTCCGATATCTTCCAGATACGTTCCAGCATGGATTTTCTTTTTGTGTTTGCAAAATAATCTTTTAATAATTCCCATTGTTCAAATCCCTCTATATAGCAAGTACACTCCGTTATCATCGGTAACGTTAAAAAGATAGCTGACTGCTGCTTCAAGAAGTGTTCTTTTTTCTTCTTGCACATCGGTAGCTGCTACGGTATACTGATTGCTCTGGCTGTTCCCGTTAGCGTAAGATATGCTTTCATTTCCAGAAGAAACAGAAGAGACGGTCTTATTTACGACCGTCCCATCTTCTCTCTGTATGGTTCCTATGGAATCCATAGA